TAAAGTACAAATAGTACAAAATGTTGGTTTTAATAGACTTGCAAAGAACTGTGAAGATATACAAAGGGGTTAAATAGAAGTTGTTGGTCGGACGTTCGATTCGTCTCAGGAGCACCAAAACGTTAGAAACACTACATTTTTGATAATGTAGTGTTTCTGTTTTCTGACTATTTCCCGACTATTTCCCGACTGAGTTTCCGAAGGTACTAAATAATTTAATTTATTTATTGCTTTTTCTTTACTTTCTGGAAATACATATATGTATATTTTTTCTGTTGTTTTCGAACTTGCGTGTCCTAACAATTCTTTTACTTCTAAAATGCTAGCACCCTTTTTAAATAGTATTGTGGCAAAAGTGTGTCTTAAGGCATGGAATTTTTTATATTTTATATTTGCATCATCTAAAAATCTTTCCCATGATTTTCTAAAATTAGATTTATCTATTATTTTACAATTTGTAGACGAAAAAATAAGACTTTCTTCATCAAATGTCAAATTGAATTTCTCATATTTTTTCTTTTGAAGTTCTATGTATTTTTCAAATATATAGATAGATTCACTTGGAATATTAATTGATCGAATACTAGATTTTGTCTTTGGTTTTTGTAATTGCATTTCATAATGTGTATTTATATTATCATCGAAAACTTTAACTTTAGATGCTGTAAATTTTACTTTTAATAGTTTTGAATCCAAATCTAAATATTTTGATTTTAATGCTAAAATTTCTCCCATTCTTAATCCTGTTAAAATTGCCAAAAAAATTGCCAAAGATATAGTCTTATCAAAATTTAAATTATTAATAATAGATTGTAATTCTTCTTCTGTAAAAACAGATATAGTGTTATCCTCTTCTTCTTCATTCTCATATAAATCAGCATTTCCTGGTATCTTAATTAACCTATTAGAACATGGATTTTTTAAAATAAAATCATTATCCATACAATAATAAAAGAACTTTTTTAATAATTTATTTAGGTTACCTATTTGGCTATAGTTTTTTCCTTTTTCATATAAACTATTATAATATTGTTGAATAAGAGTGGTATTTATATTATAAACTTTTAAATATCCTAAATTAGTATTTTTTATATAATTTCTATATATTCCTTCGTATCTTTCGAAACTAGAACTTTTGAAATCTTTAGAATTATTTAGCGTGTTAAATAGCCAAGAATCCATCAATTTTTCAATAGTTATTTCTTCAAAATCAAAAGGTAATCCTCTTTTTACCATTTTTAAGTACTCATCTGCTTTTATTTCGGCTTCAGATTTATTTTTACCAAAAAATTCTTTTTTTATAGTTGTACCATCTAATTTTTTACCAATAGTACGAGTTAATCTATAATATTTATAACCATTTTTTATATAATTAGTTTTTACTGCCATAAAAAATTCCTTTCTACTTGAAAAGAGCATAATAATATTATATAATATGATTATACATCTTTTTTGAGTGTATTTTATATTAGGTAATGTATTTAAGTTTAGCGACATATACATTATCTTTTTTTATTTCGTCTAAGTTCGACTACTATCCCTAGTATTTTAATAGGGATAGTTTCTATATCTTTGTTGGTGTAGTTTATAGGTGAATAAGCATTATTCAAGGGTTGTAATATAATTCCGTTATCTGATTTGAATACTCTTTTAAAAGTAGCATCGTTCCCGTTTACAGATATAATAGCATCATCTCCACTTTCACAATCACTTATTTTTAAAACAATAATAACATCTCCATCTAAGTATTCTGGATACATGCTATCACCATTTACCTTTAAACCAAAATATTCCTTATTTCCTTTTAACATTTCTCCAGATATATCTTCAAAATCAAGAATATCTTCCACCATCTCAACAGCTATTCCGGCAGGTATTCTTCCTAATATTGGTATTTTAATGGATTTAGTATCTACTTTAGGTATGAATTTTGGAACATCATACCCCATAAGCCAAACTGGATTAATAGATTGTTCAATGTCTTTTGAAAATATATTACTAAGCATTTGAATAGAAGGTAATCCTATTTTTTCGGTTTGACCTTTTTCCCATCTCATAATAGTTGTTTTGTGATATCCCAAAGGTTTCCCGACTTCTTCTAAACTTAATTTAGCATCTAATCTACTTTGTTTTATTCTTTCGCCTATTTTTTTAAAATATTCTTTATTCATGGTAAATACTCCTTATTTCAATATATTATAACATAATTGTTCACATAAATGCAACGATTTTTGTGAAAAATATTAAAAAATTTGTAAAAAATATCAAAAAAGTTGCAAAATGCTATTGACAAGTTTTTAAATATGTGATATATTAGTTGCATAAACGCAACGGAGGTGATGAAATGGTTGATACAAAAAAGCTAAAAGTAAGAATGATACAAAAAGATACTAATATTCAGTTGCTAGCTCCGAAAACTGGATATACTCCCTATACTTTAGGTCAAATGATATCTAATAAATCTAAAATGACAATATGCGTTAGCGAGATTTTGATTAAAGAATTAGAGATACCAAAGGATGAAATAACAGATTTTTTTTACATTTAAAGTTGCAATTGAGCAACTTAGAAAAGAAAGGTGATTGATGTGGAAGAAAATATTAATGTTAAATATTTAAGTGCTGAAAAATATGCAAAGGCTACAGGTCTAGGAGTCGAAGAAGTTAAAAGACTTTGTAGGATAGGTGAATTAGATCACTTTAGAACTGAAAAGGGTTACTACAAAATAAAAATTTATAAAAATAATATAAATAGTGATCAATATGAAAAAATTCTAAAAGAAAATATCGAATTAAAAACTAAATTAAGTAGTTTGAAAAGAATATTGGAGGTGAATTAAATGAAAAACATAACATATGATAAAAACGTAATAATCTGGGGCATAATATTATTTATATTTATATCATTTTTAATAGCATACTATCAAAACATGCAAAACAACAAACCAGTAGGACAAGTTATAGAACATACTGTAAGACAAGGCGAGCATTTAGATGATATAGCAAATAAATATTATCCCAACACTTATGTTTTAAAAGCAAGGGCAGATATTAAGAATATAAATAACATGACTACAAGCGATATTTACGAAGGACAAGTTATTAAGGTTAGAAAGGTGAAATAAAATGTTTAGAATTATACTAACATCTATATTGCCATTAATAATAATATTTGCGTTATTACTATTAGTTGATTTAAAAGATAGAAATAGAAAGGGTTGATTAAAATATTTGAATTTATATTTGCAATTATAGGATCACCTATAGCAGCATTAACATTTGGAGTTTTATTAAAGATCTGCGATTAAATAATAATATAAATATAAATAATTAAGAAAGAAGGTGAAAGATATGCCTAGTATGTACGATAATAAAAAAATGTGCTATACAGCAGAGGATTATATTGAAAGTGAAGTTATACATAGAGAAAACTATAAAGAAATTCATAATTTAATACGTAGTGCACTTGATATGTGTCAAGACAAGATGCTAAAAAGAATATTAATTGGAATTTTAATATTTGTTTACGATAAACAAATAAATTGTCAAAAAAACATAAATATAGAAGCATCCAACGACCAAATTGAAAATGCTTCTAAAAATAAGTTTATGTAAACATATATTTTTATTATATCATAAATGTTTACATAAGTCAAGAGAAAGGATTGATATATTAATGGCTCAAAGAAGAATGTTTAATAAGACAATAGTACATTCTAGTAAATTTTTAAAAATGCCTGTAAGTAGTAGATGCTTATATTATGATTTAGGTATGAGTGCCGATGATGATGGATATGCCGAACATTTTACAGTTATGAGGATGACTGGAGCAAGCCAACAAGATTTAGGCGTATTAGAAATAAACGGATTTATCAAAATATTTGATGAAAATGTATTGATAATAACTAACTGGAAGGAAAATAACTATATACAAAAGGATAGATATACACCATCAAAATATTTAGCAGTATACAAAATGGATAAAAAATGTATACAAGGTGGAGAAGATACAGATACACAAAGTATACACAGTCTAGGTAAGTATAATGATAGAAAGATAGATATAAATAATATAATACAATTAGATAATTTGAAATTGATTCAAATGCAGAATAATCGATATGATGAATATTTCAAAGAAAAACAAATTTATATTGCAAACTTAGGAATAATTCCTGAAGAACTTTATAGACAAATTAAATTATATCAAAATATAGTAGCTGAAATAATAGATACAAAACAATTAGACGCATATGAAAAAATAACATTTACTTTATTAGAGAAAACATATGGACAAGTCATGAAAGTTGAAAGTGTGGATAATATAGTAAGCTATTTTAAATCATCGTTATTAAATGAAATAATAAAGAGAGGTGTTTAAATTGGATATTAATACTAATACTGATCCTGTTAAAGAGGCAATACTTAGAATGAAGAAAAACGTATATAAAATTTGTACTGAAAAAGATATTAAGACTACAATAAAAATGGAGGAAGATAGTCATGATAGTTGATTATAATATGACAGCTGAATAAAAAGATCTTTCACTAGAGTATGATGACTTAACTAAAAAAATTAAAGATTTAGATATTCAATTAAAAAAATTAATTAATAATACAAAAAGCATCAAAATTAGGAAAAACGAAGAATTAAAAATAAATCAAGAGATAATAGAGATGAAAAGGAGAATTAATGCTCATATTTTTGCAAGAAATAAAATAAACGATAAATTATATCGGAAATTCTAATAATGGTAAAGAAAAAAATAATATAGGAGGAAAACAAAATGATAGATAAAGAAAAAATAATAATAAGGAATGGCACACCTGTTTATGCAATATCTTTAAAAGATAAAAAAAGTAGCCAAAATTGTAATAGTAGTCATATTTTTATAGAGAATGGAAAATTATATTTTAGTGATAGTAGTTATTATAGTGCTAGTGAATTTGATTTTTCAAATGAATCACATAGAATAGCTAAGGAATTATTTGTTGCACAAATACAAGTAGATATTAAAAGAAGAGTATTAGAATTAAAACAATTAGAAGCTATTTTTAATGATATTGGATTAAGTGAATGTTTAGGGGATTCTATACAAAGTAATGCAAAATTATTAGCTGAAGTAAAACAAGAAATTGAAAATGCAAAAACAGAAGCTATAAATGAATTTTCTGAAAAAACAAAAAACACTGAAAAGAAAGCAGTTAATACAGTAAAAAAAGAAATAGAAAAAATAAATAAAGATATAAATGAAGCTGTAAGTGAAGCGGTTAATGAAACTGTTAGTAAAAAAATAGATGAAAGAGTAAGACCAATAGCACTAAAAAAGAAAGATAAATAGGTGATAACTATGTCAATAGATTATACATGGTGTCCTTATTCAAAACCAAAAGACCAGAATAAAGTGAAATTAACTGAAAAACCAGTTATTGAAAAAAAAATCACAGTTGACAAGAAAACAACTAAGAGTAATTTAAAAGCAAAGACATCTTTGAAGAGTAAAACAAAACTACAAAGCAAGACGCCAGTAAAAAAAGTTAGTAAAAAGAAAAGCAAAACAAAAAGACCAAAAAAAGAACTTTGCATAATGCCACAACATACATTTTATAAAACAAAAAGAGAAGAAGGATTAAAACGTCATGAAGTATTTTTTGGAAGTAAGCAAAGAGACTTAAGTATCAAATATGGATTAGTTATATTTATAAGACCAGAGCAACACACAATTTATAAAGGTTCAATACATATGACACCAGCGCTTGATGAAGAAATAAAACAAATAGCTCAAAAAGCTTTTGAAAAAGTTTATCCCGAATTAAATTTTAGAGAGGTATTTGGAAAAAATTATTTATAGAAAGAAGTGAGCTAAGTTATGAAAAGTAATTTTAAAAAATTAATAATATTATTACTAATATTAATTTTAACATTATCAGCAATAAAGCAAACAGTAGACTTAATGTGGTTAATATATCAGCAACAAATTGGAACTAAATATATTAAAGAGGCAATTCAGTATTATAGAGAATATGAATTTAATAGTGAGATAAATAATTATGAATAATTACGAAGTAGATAAGCAAACAAATAAAGATCATGTGGCAACTCCTAGATATGTAGTTGAAAATATATACAACATTATAGATATAAAAAGTTTTAAGTCAATATGGTTTCCATTTAATAATTATGATAGTCAGTTCAAGTTAAAAGCTGAAGAGTTAAATTTACAGTATAAAGCAACGCATATTTTTGACGATTGTGGAAATGATTTCTTTAAAACAATACCACCAAATGATTGTGATTTGCTGATAAGCAATCCTCCGTTTAGTCAACAAAACGAAATAATAAACAGAAGCTTTGAGCTTATAGAATCAGAATTAATAAAGTCATTTTGTTTATTACTACCATTAAGCACATTAGAAACAGAGAAGAGAGCAGATATTTATAAAAAATACTCGGACAAACTATCAATCTTGATATTTAAAAAAAGAATCAAGTTTTTAGGTAAATCAAGTAGTTTTAACACAGCATGTTGTTGGATATGTTACAACATACCAAAATTAAGTAAAAAACAAATATATTGGATATAGGAGGACAAGTAGTATGAAAATTGAAAAAGGAATGTATGTAAAGACAGATGAGGGTAAAATAGGAACGATAATTTCTTTTTATTGCAGAAATGAAATAACAAATAGTTGGAGAATAACTGTTGAATTTCAAAATGGAGAAAAAGAAGAAATGTGTTCAGATCTAAACAAGTATGAACCTACGTCAAACATAATAGATTTAATAGAAGTAGGAGATATAGTTGAACTAGAATATTATGTAGCAAAATATAGAGGAAGAATAAGCAGATTATTTGAAATAGAGATTACACAAGATTATATATTCTTTGAAAACTCACATTGTGATTTTACATATGCACTTGCTAAATGTGAAAGAAGATTTGTACAGTCAAAAGGTTATAATGTAAAAATAAAATCAATACTAACAAAAGAACAAATAGAACAACACAGCTTCAAAGTAGGTGAGTAGTATGAATGAATATGATGAAATTTTAGAAAAGCAACAAAATGGCAAAGAACTTAAGATTAAAGAAAAATTAATATTATTAGAACATGATATAGAGCATTACTGTGGTGATTGGGGTACTTTAGAAAGTAGTGTAGAAACAACATTTAATAATATATTAGAAATATTAAAAAATATCAATGATAAGTTGGAGGGGTAAATATGGATAGTAAAGAAAAAGATTATTTAACAAAAGATGAAATGAAAATGTTTTTTAAATGTTCAGATGGTGCAACTATATTTAATAGACATATTGCTGAATTATTTAGAAAAATACAAAAGTTTGATAGTGAACTGATAATAATAATTGATGATATGAAAGAGTTATCTAAAATAGTTGGAAAGAAGAATATTAAAAACGAAGATGGCGAATTAGCATATTTTGGTGTTAAGGCAACAGAAAAAGGCGAAAAATTTATAGAAGATTACTGTAAGAAAAATCATTATATTTGGCATTTGGAGGGGTAAATATGAATAAAGAAGAATCAAAATTAATGGATAGTAAAAAAGCGTATGAGATATTATTAGAATGTTTTAATCCAAATAGTAAAGTTAAACATACATATACAGAGTTAAAACAAGCCACTGAAGTAATGTTTATTAAAAGTAATAAATTAGATACATTAAAAGAGAAGATACTAGAAGAAATAGATATATGTAAAAAGGCTATAAAATTATGTGAATTTAATGAGGAAAAACACCATAATTTAGATAATAGATTAGAGTTTTTAAATGAATGGTTAAAGATGTTGGAGGGTAATTAATATGTTAACATTACCAATTAAAAAGAAATGGTTTGATATGATTAAGAGTGGAGAAAAGAAAGAAGAGTATAGAGAAATAAAACCATATTGGACTAAAAGATTTTATAACAGCCTATATGATTTAACAATAGGAAACAATACAAATACTATTTATCATGCACAAGGAACAGTAGTTTTTAGAAATGGATATTCAAAAAATAGTCCTGCAATTAAGTGTTTTATATATTTAAATAAAGGCTATGGCAAAGAAGAATGGGGAGCTGAAAAAGGTAAAGAGTATTATGTATTAAAGATATTGGAGGGTAATTAAGATGATAGATTTAAGACAAGGTGACTGTTTAGAATTAATGAAAGATATACCAGATAATAGTATAGATTTAGTAATAATAGACCCACCATATAATATAAATAAAGCAAAATGGGATAAAATAAAAGATTACACGAACTGGTTAGGTAATATTATAAATATACTAGAAAAAAAGTTAAAATCAAATGGTAGTTTTTATATGTTTCATAATGACTTTTTAAAAATAGTTGATATACAAAATTATATTAATAATAATTCCAATTTGATATTTAGACAATTTATAGTGTGGAATAAAAGATTTGATGGTTGCGAAAACAAAGGTTTTTTAGATGGATTTGTAGAAACAAATCAATTAAGAAACTATCAAAAAATGTGCGAATACTGTTTATATTATACATTTCAAGATGGTACAGGATTGTCCAAAATAAAAAATGATACGAATAATTTTGTAAGTTTACGAAAATATTTTAAAGAATTACAAGAAAAACTAAATATGAACAAGAAACAAATAATAGAAAAAATAGGACAACAAGCAGATCATTGTTTTAGATGGAATAGTAGTCAATGGGATTTACCTACTAAAGAGACATACGAAAATATACTTAACCTGTTAAAAGAAAAAAATAACATAAAAGAATTTGAAGAATTAAAACAAGAACATATAAAGTCAAGACGAGAATACGAAGAATTAAGAAAAGAGTACGAAGAATCAAGGTATACTTATAATAATAAAAAAACACATCATAGTGTATGGAATTATAATATTGCTAAAAAGCAGGGACATATAACACCAAAGCCAGTGAATTTGTTAGAAAATATAATATTACACAGTAGCAATGAAACAGATATAGTATTAGACTGTTTTATGGGTAGTGGTAGCACTGGTGTAGCTTGTAAAAATACAAGTAGAAACTTTATAGGTATAGAACTGGACAAGCAATATTTTGAAGTAGCAAAAAAGAGGATTTTGGAGGTAATTGAATAAATGGGTGATGAACGAAGAAAAGATCCAAAAGAATGTACTAATTGTGATTGTCCTATATCAGATGATGCAGAAGTATGTGAATGCTGTGGACAAGTAGTAGAAGGTAGTAAATTAGATCAGGAAATAGAAGATGCATATTATAATTCAATACAACCAGAGATAGATAAATATTTAAATAATATGGAGGTACAATCTCATGAATAAAAAAATAATAGATGTTTGTTGCGGAAGTAAAAAGTTTTGGTTTAATAAAAATAATCCTGATGTAGAGTATTGCGATTTAAGAAATGAATCAATAACACTTTGTGATGGCCGTACAATAAATATAAATCCAAATACAGTATGTGATTTTAGAAAATTACCATTTGAGGACAATTCTTATTACCTGGTAGTATTTGACCCACCGCACATAAAAAACATAGGAGAAAATGCTTATATGGCATTAACATATGGTAAGTTATATGAAAGTTGGAGAGAAGATATTAAAGCTGGATTTGATGAATGCATGAGGGTATTAAAACCAAATGGAACATTAATATTTAAATGGAATGATCATGATATTAAAGTATCTGAAATTATAAAAGCTATAGGTGTTGAACCTTTATTCGGACATAAAACAAGAGCAACAAAAAGAAGTTCCACACATTGGTTTGCATTTATGAAAATGGAGGTACAAATAGATGAGTAATTATAGATCAGGAACAATTCAAAATCCATGTTCAAACAAATGTGAGGTAGAAAATGCAATTAAAGGTAATAAGGATTGTACTATTTATTGTAAAAGATTATTTGATTTAAACGATGAAATATTTCAAGAAATGAAAAATAGAAATATAGTTATATCTATTTCAAGATACAAAATAGATGAATATGAAAAATTATGTGAAGAAGTGAAAGAAAAAGGAATTAATCAAGTTAAGCCTTTTATAGATGAACTTATTAAATTATCGAGCCACTACCATGTTTATATAGGTGGCAAATTAGTATTTGATACGCATAGAGGATTAGAACCAACAATACAGTTAGGAGAAATAGCATATAACCATATAAAAGATAGATATGAAATAACATATGAAAAGGAGATAGATTAATATGAAAGTATCTGAATTAATAAAAAAGTTAGTACAAATGGATAAAGAAAAAGAAATAATAATAAAATTTGCACTAGATAAAGAAGATGAAATAGGTTATGTATTACAACCGATAGCAGTTTATCAATTATTTAATGATGATGTAGTGATAGCTGGAAGTTATGAAATAACAAAAGAAGATTGTGACTTTATAGGACAACTTGATCTAAAAGAAGCAATTAATAAGGCAACTAAATTTGATAAAGCAATAGAGATGTTAGAAAGAGATACAAGAATATGTAGTACACAAGACACTACAACAAATAATATTATATTTGATTATGCAAAAAAAACATTAAAAGAAATGAGGTTAGATTAATATGACAATTGGAGAGGGAATAGCATTAGGATTAAGTGCAATAGGAATATTTTTACGGATTAGCTTTAATGATTAAATACAGCATGAAATAAAAGAAATGGAGTAGATATATATGAAGGAAATAAAACAAATAATAAATAAAATAAACAATGATATACAAGTAACTAAAGAGGCAGGCTATAATATGAATAGAGTATTTATAAAATTAGATGAGAATGAGTTTAAGAAAGATAGATTTGAAATAAATAAGATACCAGTAATATATGGAAAAGTAAATAACAAAGATCACTATAAAATAATAAGTTATAGATAACGGAGGACAAGTTATGAACAGATTAAATAAATATAGAGCTAAAATAATCGATACAGATAAATGGACCTATGGAAGTGTTGCTGAATGTTGTCCGAGTGATTGTTATATAGGGAAAATTGAAGAAGTAAATTCAAAGAAGATTAAATTTCAAGGAGATTTATGTTTAACAAGTACATTAGGACAATATACAGGTGAGAATGATAATAAAAATAAAGAAATATATACAGGTGATATTTTTAGAGATCCTTTAAGCCCAAATACAATTGGAATAGTAAAGCTTGGAAGATATATAAATTGTTTTGATAAATCTGAAATGAAATTTGGTGGACATGTTGGATTCTATGTAGAGTTTAAAGAAAAATATATAAGAAATGATTTACAATATTGGTCTAATAATTGTGAAGTAATAGGAAATATAATAGATAATCCAGAGTTAATGGAGGGATAATATGAATCTAACAAAAACAATAATAAAAGATAATAATGGCATTGAATATACAGTAGTAAGTAAACCCACTAAAATTCATACAAGAAAACATATTGATAGTTTATATAATTCTATCTTAAAATTAAAATCAGAGTTGGATAATAAAAATAAACAAATAGAAGAATTACAAAAAAGTTTATTTGAAAATTTAAACATTAATATAGAGCAAAATAATGAATTGTATAATAAATCTAAAGTAATAGAACTAATGGCAGAATTTATTAATAAAATTAGCACTCATAATAGATGTAAAAATAGATGTATAAATTATTGCTGTTGTGATGATAACTGTGTAAAAAATACAATAGAGTATTTTGAAAATAAAGCAAAGGAGATGAAGTAAATGTTTAATACATATAGCGGTGGCAACAGTTCGGCAAATGTGAAAATAAATGCTTGTAGCGGCGGAATATATAAAACCTATCCAGAAAGTTGGTTTAATAGATTTCATTTGAAATCAGCATTAGCAGAAACTTTATTTAAAAAAGAAAATATTTTTTATGATGCTAGTAGCAATAAATATGGAAAATCAATATATGATTTTGATTCATTATATAGAGAATATTTGAAAGAAATAATTGTATTACAAATGATAATATGTGGCGATATGGAAGTTATAGTAGAACTTATAAATAAAGAAGATTTTGATAAATATTTTGAAAATAAAGTAAAGGAGATGAAATAGTAATGAAAAGAGTGAAAATTGAAGCTTTTCAATGTGAAAATTGTGGCAAAATTCATAATTTAGAATATTCAGCTATTATATGTTGCAAACAATATCATTGTGAAAAGTGTGGAGTAGAAACAGAAAGTTATAGAATACTTTGTGATAACTGCTCAGAAAAACAAAAATATGAGGAAGCTATAAAATTTACATATGAAGAATATATTAAAAATTATCCTGAACATATGTTATTTCATGGCGATAATTATTATTTGGATATGGAATCTATAATTGATGATTTAGACATATCTGAATCCATACCAGATTATGTATGGGGAACACGAAGAGAAGAAATAACAGTTGATATTGAAAGTGCATTATCTGATGCAGAAGAAAACTCAGGATTAGAAGAATTTGAATTTAATAATAAAAATGAATTAATCGAGTATGTGGAAAAGTGGAATGAGAAAAATAAAGATAACGCATATTTTAGAGATTATAAAGTAGCTGTTATAGTTCCTGAAAAATATAAAAATATTAAAGAATAAACTATTTACTCATAAGCATACTATAATTAGTGGTGTTTATGAATGAGAAAAATATAATAGATATGTTTAAAGCAGGACACAGTATTAAATACATTTTAAAGAAAGCAAAAGCAAGCGATAAGGTATTTAATAGTCCTAATAGTGAAGATAAGTTACTAAAAAATATAGAAGAAGCGATACTTAAGTATTGGAAAGAGGGGTAAGAGTATATGGGATTATATGCAAAAGCAAAAGGATTATCAGATATAGAATGTTACAATGGAGGATATATAAGATTCGGTATGTATAGGAAGTGTGTAGCTAAAGCATTTAATGAAAGATTAAGCGAATTATATGAAAAAACTTATCAAGGAATAGAATTAACAAACGAAGAAATAGAAGAGTATAACAAATTATGCAATGATGATTTAGATATATTTCTAATGCATTCAGATTGTGATGATAAGATTACACCTGATGAATGTAAGAAAATATATAATGTAATTAAAGATTTAAAAGTAGATATAAATCAAAATAATATGCATGAAAAATGGTTAAATATATTTAAGCATTGTTATGAAAAAAGAGTAAATTTATATTTTAGTTAGGAGGGACAAGATATATGAAAATAAAAATAGAAAATATACCAGAATATTGCAAAGACTGTAAAGATAAAAAGTATTATCCTAAATGTAAAGATGGTTGTTTATCATTACTATTTAAAATACCACATAAGGAGGACAAGTAGTATGTTAGAAGATTTAAACAATATAAAAGCAATGATTTCAGAATTTTGTATAACTTATAATTGCACATTAGAGACAAAGATAGAAAATATATTCTGTGCTGATAAAAATATATCCAATATAATAGTTAAAGCCGAAATAAAATTATAATTAGGAGGGAAAATAAATGTTAAAAATATATTTAATAAGTTGTTTAATAAGTTATATAATAATGCTTTCAAGTAATTTTATAGTAACAGAAAGTTTAAAAGTTAAAAAAAGAAAGCTAAAAGATCCTGGAAGTAAAAGTAAAGGATTGTTATTACAAATAATAATAAGTTTAGTGCCAGTGTTTAGAATAATAGTAATAATAGGTTTTTATATAATAGCGTTTTGTAGTGATAAAACTTTTAAAGAGAATTACGGAACTATAGAGGAGGAAAATTAGTATGAATAAAGTTAAAACAATAACAGCAAAAGAAATGTTTGAAGAATTGGGATACACAGTAAATCTTTATTTGCAAGATATATCAATTGAATATAATAATATAAGTACAGGACAACAGATATGTTTTTGGAAAATATTAAAAGAATTTTCTAAGTATGGTATAACGTATAATGATGAAGACAAAGCTATAACGCTAGACGAACTTAAAGCAATTCAAAAACAAATAGAGGAATTAGGCTGGGAAACTGAAAAAAGTATAATTGATAAAGAGGCAAAAGAAAGAAGGTTAATAATATGAATGAGAAAGAGTATATAGAATTAAGCGTACAAGGTATAGATAGATTACTTGCAGGTGGTATACCAATAGAATTTATTAAAGAGGCAAATTAGGTGATTAATATGAAAGAAATTATAAAAGGTATAATTATAAGTCTAATAATATATATAGTTGTAGCTGCAGTTGGTGTATACATTTATTTAAAAATATTCATGGAGATTGCAGTTTAGTTATTAGGACAAGCATAAGAATTATAAGGGGGTAGTTCTATGGATAAATCAATATTAGTTCAGTACTGCGATATAAAGAAAGAAATAAAAAATTTGCATAATAGAATAGAGAAGTTTAATAAACAAGGAGTAATGACACATGACGTTGTACAGAATGGATATAAAAGACATTTAGTTATTACAGGTGTTGATGTAACAAGATCAAATAGAATAAAGAAATATGAAAGATTACTACAACAATTTTGTGATAAGTTATTTGATATACAAATTTCGGTTGAAGAATATATTCAGAGTCTAGAAGATAGCAGAATTAGAAGGATTTTAAGATATAGACATGTTGATAATTTAGATTGGGTTAGAATAGCAATAGAAATGGGAGGAAATTGTACAGCTGATAGTGTTAGAATGGAACATAATAGATTTTTAGAAAAAAATTAAAAAAATTTGAAGTTTGTTCAAAATGTTCATGTCAAGTGTGGTATAATGGTAATAGGTGAAACTATCGATAATGGTTTCAGAAAATTAATAAAAATAAATGAAGTGTAATAAAAACAGCTCTTTAATGGGCTGTTTTTGTATGTTTAATTTAAAAGTAATAGATAGGGTGTGATAGTATGGAAGATAAAGAAAGATTTGGAGATTTTTTAAAATTGCCAAAAGAAATACTAGAATTTATGAATAAATTAGCAGAAACTAGATTTTATAAAAAGACACTAGAGAATAATAAAATATATGCAGATGAAAATAAAACTTATGAAAATTGGTGCTTTATGGATTTTGAAATAACTGAAGGCAGTTATAATGATATTAAAGTTATAAAGATAGGAGAACTTGCACATTATCAATATGACCACGAGAAAGCAATAGTATTAGATTTTGTAGAAAATAAAGCATATTTAACAAGAGGATATGCTGTTGATTCATGGGCAAGTAAAATGTTAAGTAATCAACATCCAATACCAAAATATATGAAAGAAATGGTAAATGATATACTAAATAAATATAGTAAGGACAAGTTGAAAAGGCGATAAGTATGTTTAATAAGATAATAAATAGAATGAATAAGCATAAAAGAACGTTTGAACAGTATCAAGATAAACAAAGCAAAAAATATGACTGGGGAAATACTTATAAAAAAACTATTAAAATTAAAGATGAAATAAATGAGTTAAAAGTGAGTGGTACAAATGAATGAAAAGAGAATATGTAAAAAGGGATATTTAATATTTAAGAGTCTTAAAGAGGCATGTGAATATTATAAGAAAAACATATTAAAAGTTAAATAATATATGTAGTGGTGAAAGTATTATATCTACATATAAAATAAAAAAGTTGGTGCTATTTAATTAAAAATAGTTAAATGGGATTACCCATGTTCTAATTGCAAAGGGAATGGTATTTACAGCCAACGGCACATATAAGTTTCTAGATTAAGCAAGTGTGTGTAAAAATCTAAGGGGTTGTCAGTAAAATATATGTAGAAACTGACTATATATTATCTGCTGTATGTAGTATAATAAGCGGGAACGTTATATCAATTAGCGTTCCTTGATATATGCAGACAGTAATCTAGTGTTCTAGCACAAACTGTGTAATTCGGTTAATCTGCAAAATTAAAGTGAAGATGAAAAGATTATCATGAAGTTTCTAAACTGGAAAGTAGATAATTTGCGGTTATCTACATCTAATAATCAAAAAAAGTAGTTACATGAATTGTAACTACTTTTTTAATGTATCTATTTATATAATAGGTAGATTAAAGGAGTAGTGATCTTTATGAATGAAAATAAAAAAGAAATATATGACGCTATAATAAGAGATGCTGAAGAAAAGAAAAAAGCACAATTAGTACAATTAAGAAAAAACAAATGTCCTATATGTTTAAATAGTGGAAATAATTGTTTGAATTTAAAACAATCCTGGGAAAATGGACAGATTTTTAAATGTGTAAATTTTAAAGATAATTAGGGGGTGGATAATATGAAAGTAAAAGCAATAACAACTTATGATGATCTAAAATTAAAAAGACAAATTAAAAAGAATGATGAATTTGAAGTGGCAGAAGAAAGAGCATATGAATTAATTAACGGACATTTTGTAGAAGAATTAAAAGAAACATCTATTCTTTATACAGACGGTCCAGAAGTAAGAGAAATAGAAACAGCAGTAAATAAAGTTGATGTTGAGACAGCAGTTAAAACAGATAAGAGAAAATCATTAAAGAGAAATGCAAAGAAGTAATCCTTTAATAGCGAGAAAATACAAAAGCAAAAGATGGCAAAAGACTAGAAGATTATATGCAATAAGTATAAACAACTTATGCGAAAGATGCAGATTAAAAAGAATAATAAAGCCTTTATATATAATACACCATAAGATATACATAAACGAAAGCAATTATATGAATGATGATATATTCTATAACTTTGATAACCTAGAGGGGTTATGCTTAAACTGCCATAATAAAGAACACTTTAAAGATGATATAGAGTATGAGTTTGATAAGAATGGAGATTTGATTGTATGATTAATAGAGATTCAATAAAAGTAAATATAGAAACTAATATAGAAGATGAGTTGAATAAAGCGAGACAAGCAAGAGAAGAAATCAAACAGTTAAAGAACGAGATAAAAGAAATAGCAAAGATAGATTACAACGTTAATATATTAAACTTAAAAAGAAAAGATATATTAGTGGTTAGATTAAATGGTATTATGACTAGTGACTTAAAAGATAATTTAGAAAAACAACTTAAGAAATTATTAAAAAGAAAAGTTTTAGTAGTAGATGAAAGAGTAGGTACATTAGAAGTAATACATAGATAGATACCCCCCTTACTAAAATAAATAAAATTAACTTTAGGAGAACGGTGTAGAGGGTTCAAAAAATACGCAAGTCATTTCGTATAACCCCCACCCCCCTAAGAGAGGAAGTGTAATAATGACAAAGAAAAAAATAATAGCATATGAAGATCTACAAAAATTAAAAAAAACATTTGAAAAGGAAAAATCAAATAGAGGAAAGCTGGCTTTGTCGTTATTAGATGAAGCTTTCTTTTGTGGAGAAACATTAAAAAAGCTAAAAGAAAAGGTAAATGATGATGGGGTTATAACAATAATGACACAAGGAGATTATGAAATTGAAAGAGAAAATCCTGCGTTAAAATCTTATAATACGACTATAAAAAACTATTATACTTTGATTAAACAGATAACAGATTTGCTTCCAATAGATAAAAAAGGAAATGTTGAAGATGATTTTGATACTTTCAATGATGATGAATGTTAACGTATATTGAACAGTATTATCAATGGTTACTTAAAAATCCAGATAAAGCAAATCATAAAGTTTTAACAGTATACGGAAAATTAGTACACGATATATATAATCCTAAACAAATTACTTTTTATAATGAAATAACAGAAGAAGAAGAAACCCATACTTATGTTTTAAATATAAAAAAAGGAAACAGACCAATAGAATATATAGAAAAATTTTGTAGGCATAGTAAAGGAAAATGGTCTGGAAAGCCCGTTGAATTAGAACTATTTCAAAAAGCATACATTCAAGCATTATATGGTTTTGTTGATAAAGACACCGGATTACGTAAATATAAAAAAGGAATATTTTTTGTAGGGCGTAAAAATGGAAAATCAACATTAGCTTCTGGACTTGGTTCATATGGTTTAACAAGTGATGGCGAAGGTGGTGCAGAAATATATTCCGTTGCTACAAAAAAAGATCAATCTAAAATAGTTTGGGATGAAACTGTAAGAATGATCAAAAAAAGTCCTGCATTAAGAAAGAGATTACGTTGCTTAGTTGGTGGAATATTTTACGATAAGAAAGAATCTTATTTTAAAGCATTAGCAAGTGATAGTAACTCATTAGATGGATTAAATTCACATTTAGTTTTAGGTGATGAGATTCATGCTTGGAAAGATAAAAATTTAATAGACGTCATGTATGATTCAATGTCTGCAAGAGAACAGCCTTTATTTTTAGAATTTTCAACGATGGGTACAGTTAGAGAGTCTGTTTTTGATAATGAATATGAATATGCAGAAAATATAATATACGGTTATGAAGGTTTGGAGGGTGGTATAGTTGACGAAACGGTATTACCTATTATTTATGAATTAGACAATAAAGATGAGTGGCATGATGAGGTTAAATGGTTCAAGGCAAATCCAGGATTGGGAACAATAAAGAGTATAAAAGATTTACGTGATAAAGTTAATAGGGCAAAAAATAATCCAAAAGAATTATCTAATTTATTATGTAAAGATTTTAATATTAGAATGTCATCAGAAGAAAAATGGTTAAATTTAAATATAATTAATAATATTGAGACTTATAATATGGAATTTTTAAGAGATACATATGCAGTAGGTGGAGTTGATTTATCTAGTACAACAGATTTAACTTGTGCCACATTAATTATTATAAAACAAGGCAAAAAATATGTAATACAACATTATTTTATACCAATGGCTAATTTAGAAGCTAAAATAAAGGATGATAAGATACCTTATGATATTTGGGAAGAACGAGGACTTGTAACTTTATGTGATGGTGCAAAAGTTAATTATAGCGATGTTACAAAATGGTTTATAATGATGAACCAAGTTTTTCAAATTTCAACTTTATGGGTTGGTTATGATCCGTGGAACTCACAATATTGGGTTGAAGAAATGCTAGAAGTAGGCTTTGAAATGATTGAAATAAGACAAGGTGCAAAAACAATGAGTGGCCCTATGAAAGAATTAGAAGGCGATTTAATAGAAAAGAACGTCATATACAATAATAATCCAATTACAAAATGGTGTTTAACAAATACTGCAGTAAAAAGAGATGAAAACGACAACATAAGACCTATAAAGGGAAAACAGCAAAGGGCTAGAATAGATGGTACAGTAAGTTTAATAATTGCATACTGCGTTTTGATTTTAAAAATAAATGACTATATGACAATGTCTGAGGGGGAATAGTTAAAGTGAAAGAAAAAAGAAGTTTATTTAATATGGTTTTTGGTAATAAAATTCAAAAAACAGTAGGTTCATATTTGCAAATGATGGCAGGTTTTACACCAATTTATACAGATGTAGGTAATGAAATCTACGATAGTAATATAGCACGTGAATGTATAAATACTATTGCTACTCATTCGGCCAAATTATTACCAAAACACGTACAAATTAAAAGCGGAGTATCTACAAATATAAAAGGAGATATAAACTATTTACTAAGTGTACAACCTAATCCTTTAATGAACACATATGATTTTATTTATAAAGTGGTGAGCATGCTATATACATCAAATAATGCATATATATATATAGATAAAGACAAAAACGGATATATAAAAGGATTTTATCCTCTAAAAATGCAAAACTGTGAACTATTAGAATCTAATAATCAAATATATATACAATTTAATTTTGTAAATGGAAATAGTTATACAATTCCTTATAATGAGATTATACATTTGAGAAGATTTTATAACGATCATGATATATACGGTAGTTCAAATGACGTATTAAATCCTGCAATAGAAACAGCTAATACATCAAAAGAAGGTATTAGAAATGCGATAAAAGTAAGTACATCAATAAAAGGAATACTTAAATATACTAATTCAATGATAAAAGAGAAAGATATAAAGAAAAACAGAGACCAGTTTGTAGCTGATTTTATAGACAATTTAGGTGGCGGTAGTGGAATTGCTGGATTAGATTCAAAGGCAGATTTTCAGGAAGTAAATATGACACCAGTAACGTTGGATAAAGATCAATTAAGTTTTATAAATGAAGATGTGTATGATTATTTTATGATAAATAAAAAAATTATACAAGGACTTTATAGTGATTTAGAATGGAATGCTTTTTTCGAATCTGTAATAGAACCTTTGGCAATTCAAATGAGTAACGCTTTTACTAATAAAATATTTAATACTAAAGCTATAAAAGATGGACATACTATTGTGTTTGAAGTGAATAGAATAAAATACGCAAAAACCGAAACAAAAATAAGACTTTTAAAAGAAACTGCAATATTAGGACTTTATACGGTAGATGAAGCAAGAGAAATACTTGACTTACCAGCAATTGGCGGAGAAGAAGGAAAAAAGAGACTACAAACATTAAATGTTATAAATGCAAATATAGCAGATAGTTATCAAGGGGGTGGAAACAGTGGAAAAAGCAATGAAGGAAATTAGATTAAGCGAGTTAAGAAGTTTAGAAAATACCGAAAATGACGAGATGATTTTAGAAGGATACGCAGTTGTTTTTGATAGAGTTACAGATATTAGCTGGTATAAAGAGATTATAAGTAGAGATGCTTTTAATAATTGTGATATGAGTGACTGTGTATTAAAATACAATCATAATGATAGTGCATTGATACTTGCTAGAACTAGAAATAAAAGTATTGAATTTACAATTGATACTAAAGGGCTTTTAATGAGAGCAAAATTGATAGATACTACAAATAATAAAGACATTTATAAAATGGTGCAAGAAGGTTTACTTGATAAAATGAGTTTTAAATTTAGTGTAGCAGAAGAAAAATGGGATTATGAAACAGATACAAGAACTATACTAGCATTTGAACGATTATTTGATGTATCAATTGTTGATTTTCCAGCATATGAAGGAACTGAGATTTTTGCAAGAAGCAAGGAACAATTTGAAGAAGAAAAAACAAAATATCAAGAATTAAAACTTGAAAAGGAAAGACTTAAATTAAAATTAAGTATATAATTCTCAAACAAAGGCTGGTGGTAGAACTGGTCTTTTTTCATTGGTAGAAATGGAATAGAGAAGTTTATAGAACGGTGGTAGAACCGTAAAATTGTCAAAGGAGGATTAGAAATGACAAAAGAACAATTAGAAGCAAGAAAAGCTGAATTAATGGCTAAAATTGATACTGCTAACGAAACAGAATTAGTTGAATTAAGAACTCAAATAGAAGAATTAAAAGCAGTTGAGATTGTAGAAGAACCAGCAAAAGAAGAAGAAAAAGTAGACGAAAGAAGTTTACTTAAAAGTGCTGTTGAAAATTTAGAAACTAGATCATTACAAAATGCAACAGTAATTAAAAAACCAGATGAAATTAAGGGGGAAATAAGAATGAACGAAGAAGAAAAAGCAGTTATTGAGCAAAGAGGTGCAGACTTAAAGGCAGGAAAAAGAATATCAGTAGAAATGGAAGAAAGAGCAGTAACAGTTTCTAGCGGAGATTTGTTACTAAATAAAAAATACAAAAACACAATAGACGAAAGTTTTGAAGGTGTTTCTGGATTAGTTGATAGAGTAAATTCTATAACTTTAAATGGTGGAGAAAGTTATTCAGTACCATTTGAAGTATCTTATGGTGAAGGTGGATATACAGTAGAAGGTGCTGACTATGTAACAGCAGAACCAGTAACAGACTATGTTGAAACTGGAAGAGCTAAAATAACAGCTTATGCAGAAATAACAAAAGAAGTTGTTAAATTACCTAATGCAAATTACCAAGCTTTAGTAATAAAGAGAGTTAAGGATTCTATAAGAAAAGCAATAGGCAAACAAGTAATAGCTGGAGCAGGTACTGCTAATACAATAACTGGTATATATAAAGCAGATGTTAAAGTAATGCCTACAACTGGAGATTTGAAATTATCTGCAATAGACATTGACACATTAAATACTATAGTATTTGCTTATGGCAGTGATGAGAGTTTAGAATCTGAGCAAGTATTAATACTTTCTAAAGCAGATTTAGAAGCATTCTCAAAAGTAAAAACAACAGACGGAAAATTTGTTTACAAAATGACTAGAAATGGTCAAACTGGAACAATATCTTATGCTGATGGCGGACTAGCAGTATCTTATGTTATAAATTCAGCTTGTAACGCTTTATCAAACGTAGCAACAGCAGTTGATGCTTACACTATGGTATACGGAAGTTTATCATCTTATGAATTACCAGTGTTCTCAACATTAGAAGTTCAAGAAAGTAAAGATTTCCAATTCAAAAAAGGTATGATTTGCTATTCTGGAGACGTTATAGTTGGTGGAACAGTATCTAAATACAATGGATTTGTAAGAGTTCAAAAAATAGCTGCAGTTTAATTTAAGGAGATGAAGATTATATGAATGATGAGTTAAAAAAATTAACAAAAGAGTGTTTAAGTATAGTTTCTACCGCTACTTTAAAAGATGGTGAAATTGAATTATGGATAAAATCTGCTATATCTGATTTGAAAAGATTAGATATTGATGTAGATTTATTTATAGATGATGACCTTATTAAAAGTGCAATAATTCTATATGTAAAAGCTAATTTTGGAAATACTGATTTAAAAGAAAAAGAACGTTGTCAAAATGCCTATAATCTTCATACTAAAGAATTAATATTGTCAGAAAAATATAGGATGGTGGATAGCATTGTATGATGTAAGTTGTAAATTGCTATCTGCTTCTTATACTAAAGACGATATTGGCAACGAGATAGCAACTATAAATGAAATTGAAATACCAATTATTAAAGTTGAAGATGTAAGGCAAAATGAATTTTATAATGCAAGTCAACAAGGTTTAAAACCTAGTTTACAATTTAAAATAAGTGCTTTAAACTATAACAATGAAAAAAATCTAAAATATATGAATCAAACCTATTCAATCATTAGAACTCAAAATGTAACTTATGATGAGATTATTTTAATTTGTGAAAGGAAAGAGGGCAATGTCTAATAAAACTAGTATAGACGATTTTAGTAAAACTGTTTATAGTTATGTAGAAAGTTACATTGAAGATATTGAACAAAATGTTGATGATCTTACTAATGATATATCAAAACAAGCCACAAACGAGTTAAAAACAACTTCACCAAAAGGTAATAGAGGGAAATATGCAAAAGGTTGGACTATGCAAAAAGGTGAAAGAGCATTAAAAAACCACAGATATACCATTAAAATTCATAATAAAACAGATTATAATCTGACACATTTGTTAGAGTTTGACCATGCCACTAGAAATGGTAAGAGAACGAGAGCAATACCACATATTAGACCAGTTGAAGATAAATACAGTAAATTATATGTGAACGGTATTACGACAGTTATAAGGAGGAATACGAAGAAATGACACTACAAGAATTAAAAACAAGAGCTGAAACTGCAGGTTTTAAATATGCTTATGACCATTTTATAGAAGATGTACAGCCACCACATATAATTGCCCATAAAATCAACTCTGATAACTTTGGTGCTGACAATAAAATGTATTATAAAATTAATAATATACAATTAGAACTTACAACTTTAAAAAAGGATTTAGAATTAGAAAATAAAATAGAAACCGAAATACTATATGATGTATTTTGGGAAAGTCAAGAAACTTACATTGAGGAAGAAAAAATCTACAATGTGAATTATTTTTTTGAAATAGGAGGAAATTAAGAAATGGATAAAAATAAAGTTTTATACGGATTAAGCAACGTACATGTTGCTAAAATAACAGAAACTGCAGGGGTTATAACTTATGGCACACCATTTAAAATGCCTGGCGTAACTGGATTAAATGCTAATCCAGAAGGAGAATCATCTCCATTTTACGCAGATAATGTAACATATCATACAGTAGTTTCAAATAATGGATATACTGGAGATTTAGTAGTAGCAGTAACACCAGAACAATTTTTTACTGATATTTTAGGTCAAACAAAAGATACTAATGGAGCAATAATTGAAAATGCAGAAGATAAAAACGCTAGATTTGCTTTAATGTGTGAAATAGACGGAGATGCTCAAAAGAGAAGAATAGTATTCTACGATTGTACAGCTACAAGACCATCAAGAGACAATTCAACAGTTGAAAATACAATTACACCAGGAACTGAAACAATACCATTAGTTATGAAAGCAAGAACAACTGACAAAGCAATAAGAGGAATTTTAGAGCCTAGTGAAACAAATACAGCTATATACAATACTTTCTTTACAAAAGTTTATGAAAAAGATGCAGTTCCTGCAGGTTAAGGAGATTTTAAATGAAAAAAATTAACATATGTGAAAAAGAATATACAATCGACTGTAATGCTTTTACTTATATACAGTTTAAAAAAATGTTTGGAACTGGAATATTTAAAGATATACAAATTATAAAAGATTTTTTAGTTAATCAGACACAAAAAATAACACTTTTGAAATTGCAAAATTTAACTGAGATTGAAATAGAAGAAAAATTATCTAGTTTAATGCTAGACGACATTGATGGTTATATTGAAGCAATAACAAGAATGGCTTATATATTTATATATACAGCAAATGAGAGAACTGAAGATTACGAAACTTTTATGAAAGGTATCTCTAAATTGTCTATTGATGATGATTGGGTTGTCGAGGTAACCGAATTTGCGGTCGACAACTTTTGTTAATCCAGAAGTTATTGAACAGTTAGAAAAAATACCGGTCAAAGATAATAAAAAAGAATTATTTCCAGAACATGAGTTTGTTGCTTCTTGTTTAAGAATAGGACTAGCATTACAAGATTTAAAAATTTTAACATATGTTGATGTCATGAAAATCTTATTAAGTTTCATTGATATAAAAGAAAATAAAGCAACACAACAAGATATTAACAGATTATTAGGGTAGGGAAACTTGCCCTAATATAATTTATGAGGTGAAGAAATGGCAGGAAGTATAAAAGGAATAATAGTTGAAATTGGTGGAGATACATCTGGATTACAAAAATCATTAAGTAAAGTTAATTCTGCTACATCTAGTTTAAGCAAGGAATTAAAAGGGATTAATAGTTTGCTTAAGCTTGATCCAAAAAATACCGAATTATTAAGTCAAAAACAAGCAAGTTATAATGAATTATTAGATAAAACAAAAGACAAAATAAAACAATTAGAAGATATAAGAAATCAAGCAATAGAATCGGAAGTTGCAGGTAATAAGATAAGTGAAGAAAATTGGAGAAATTTACAACGAGAGATTATTTCTACACAACTAAAACTAAAGCAATTAGAATCAGAAACAACTGATTGGTCAACTAAAGCTGGAGAAAAAATTGAAGTATATGGCAGCAAAATTATTAATTTAGGGAATAGAATTGATAATTTAGGAACTAAATTTACTACTAGATTGACATTACCAATGATAACAGGTAGTGCATTAATAGCAACATCTATTACTAAATCAGCAATGGTGCAAGAAACAGCGATACAACAAGTCGATAGAATATACGGTGATGCATCAAAAACTATAAAAGACTTTGCAGAAAATTCAGCACTGTCATATAATATGGCTACTAAAGATGCGTATAAATATGCTCAAGTTTATGGAAACTTAATACAAACTATAACGGATGACCAACTGCAAAACGCAGATTATACTCAACAACTTTTAAAAGCTTCATCGGTAATAGCAAGTGCAACTGGTAGGACAATGGAAGATGTAATGGACCGTATTCGTTCTGGTTTATTAGGGAATACAGAAGCAATAGAAGATTTAGGCGTTAATGTAAATGTTGCATTATTGGAAACAACTGATACGTTTAAAAAATTAGCAGGGAATAAAGGTTGGAAAGATTTAGATTTTAAAACCCAACAACAAATTAGATTATTTGGAATATTAGAACAAACTACAAAAAAATATGGCGATACAGTAAATCAAAATACATCTACAAGTTTGCAAAAACTAACTGCAAGAGTAGATAATTTAGGTTCAAAATTAGGAACTAAGTTGTTACCTATAGCAAATAAACTTATAGATAAATCAGATGAATTTGTAAATAAATTAGATGACTTAGACGATGCTCAAATTCTAAATATATTAAAAATAGGGTTAATGGTTGCAGCGGCTGGACCACTTATTAAAGTATTAGGAACAACAACTACTGTGATTGGTGGAACAGTTAAAGGAATAGGATTATTTTCACAAGCAATTGCCGTGGCACATAATAAGACTGTTTCTGCTAATGACACAGTAAACAAACTAGCAAAAGTATTTGTCGGTTTAACAAGCCCTGTAGGAATTGCAGCAACTGTTATAACTGCTTCGGTTGCATTAATAACTTATGCGATAAGAAAAGCTGAAGAAGAAACAAGAACATCTTTTGAAAACATAGGTAAAGGTGCTACTGATTTTGTTGAAGGAATAGCAACAGCCAATTCACATTTAGATACATTCAATACTATATTATTTGCGACTAACGAAGAACAACAAAAATTGCAAGAAAATATGGTTGAAGTTCAAAAAGGAATAACAGACATAGCAAAAAAAGCTTCTGATGAAAGAAGAGATTATACTCAAGATGAAATAGTACAACTAGATGAGTATTTTACAAAATTAAGAGAAATAAAAAATAGGGAATTAGAGATACAAACTCAAATTGCTGGAGCGATAACTCAACAAGCAAAAACGGTTGCTGAAACACATAAAGGTTCTTTAGAGGAATACAAAGTCGTTTCTCAAGAATGGATAAAAACAGCCCAAGACCAAGCGGACAAAGAAAAAGAACTTATAAATAATAGAACAATAGAAGAAATAGCATTGTTAAATACTAGATATGGCGCAAAAGCAACAATGGAAAATACTGAGTATGCTAGAGAATATAATTCAATTGTAAGTAAAAAAGAACAGGCAATTTTACAAGCACAAGATGAGGTAGCAAAAGTAAACAGTGTGTATTCGCAAGGATATTTAGATCGTTCAAAACAAAATGATGGATTCTATGTAGTTCTACAAACAAGCAATCAACAAGCAGAAGATGAAAACAAAAGACATACTGATAAACTTAACAAAATTCAAACTGATTGGTATGCTACAGAAGATATACGAAGAGGTGCTACTGAGGGAGAAAATGCTAGATATAATCAAAAAATGAAAGATATTTGGAAAGATTTATATTCTAGTATGAATGATTCACAAGAAGAACAACTTGGAGCTTGGCTTGGAATGATATCTCAAACTGAATTATACGGTGGCAAAATTGATGAAGAAACCAAAAAAACTGTAGATTCTATATTAGCAAGTTATGACTCTATGCCACAAGGTACAAGAGATGCAATGAAAAACGCTATGCAACCAATGTTAGAAGAAATGGAGAAGAAAGAACCTTCTTTATTTGCAAAAGCAACAAGTATAGCAAGTGGTATATTATCAAAATTAAAAACAGCATTTAATATTCATTCACCGTCAAGAGAAACTAGAGGAATATTTAAGAATGTTATGTTAGGTGCAGAACTTGGACTCGAAGATGAAGAAAAAAAATTATATAATAAAGTTAATAAAATTTCAAGTAATTTATTAGGTAAATTTAGGAATATTTCTTCTGATTTAACAGTTGGCGGATTAAGTAGAGAAATAGTAGATAAAACAAAGACAGTTTTTACAACTCCAAATATAGTTATAAATACAAATGACTTGTCAAAAGATAAAATGGATTTAATATTTAACGATTTAAATAGAAGATTTGGCAGTAAATATTGACATTAGTTTTTAATATAATATATAAAAAAGTTAGAAAAGAAATAAATATTTTAAAATTATGAAAAGGGTTAAATAAAAGTTTAACTCTTTTTTAATGCAAAAAAGGAGATAAAATATGGTAAGAGAATTTTATTTAGTAAATGAAAAGGGTCAACAATATTCACTTATGGATTTGAATAATTATTGTTTCTTATCTTCTCCAAGTGGACTAGGATATAGTTATAATAGCACATATGAACAAGTTGGAAATACTTTTATTGAAAATTTAAGAGAATTAAATCAAGGCAATATAATGGGTGAATTAGTTTTTAAAGAATATGATAATTATAAAAATTTAATAGATTTTGTAGAGTTTTCTAATACTTTAAAGGCAATATATAAAATACCATTTATAAATGGTATTAAGACTTATTATAGAGATATTAAAATTGAAAGTATTGAGAAAGCAGAAAAATCTAAAAATGGATTGCTATATAGTTCAGTAAATTTCAATTGCTTAAGTTTATGGTATGAACAAAATGAAATTGTTTACACTATTAAAACGGGAGAAAACGAGATTAGATGGGACTTTAAATGGGACAGTAAATTTGCAAGTTATGATAATAGGAATATAACATTTGAAAATAAGGGGCATACGGAAGCTCCTTTTTTATTGCAAATTAATGGTTATGTTTTAAATCCTAGTATTTCTATATATGTAAATGGGGCAAAAAAAGAAGAACTAAAATTGTTACTAGATATTGAAGAAAATGAAAAATTGATTTATTCAACAAAAGACAATGATCTTTATATACATAAAGTTTTAATTGATGGAACTATTGAAAATATATTTAACAGTTCTAATATAGACTTGAATAATACTAATTTTTTTAAATTACCAAAAGGACTATGTGAAATTAGACTAAGTGCTGACAACGATATAACATCAGCAATTTTAACTATATATGTTCAATATATATCTGTTTAAAGGGGGAGAAAGAATGTTAAAAGGACAAGTATTTGCAGAGCAAACATTTTCAAGTGATTGCTTTGCACATTTTATTAACACATTTTTAGATAAACGTAATGGTGTTACAAAAGGCTGTATTTTGAGTAATACATCTAATTCAGTTACTGTTGGAGCAGGTTATTTCGTTGTTCAAGGCAGATTTTTAGAAGAAGTAGGTGGAACTACTTTAGATGTAACAAGTGCAACAGAATATTGTAAATTAGTATGCGAAATTGATTTATCAAAAATTAATACTACTACATCATTTTTACAAGCAAGTTGGAAAATATTAAAAAATTCATCAAATTATCCAACATTAACTCAACAAGATTTAGAAAATGGGGGAACTATTTATCAATTAGAATTTGCTAAATTTCAAAATACAACAGGAGGTATAACAAATTTTGTTGATACTCGTACATTAATAGATTTTGAAAGTATATATGCAGGAATACAAGCTTATATAACTGAATTAGAATCTAATAGTACAGTAGTATTTAAAGAAACTGGAAAAGGATTATATCCAGATACAGATGCCACTAAATTAGCAGGAATAGTAACTGGTGCTACTAAAAATGAAATGATTTTATTATCAGGAAGTGTAGTAACGCCTGCGAGTACAGGTGGTATTCCTGGATCTGGTACAGCCAATATAAATTATCCAGAAGGATATACACCTACAAATTGTGTTGTAATTTCTATAGGATTAAAAATAAATGATACACGAGGATATAATTTTGAAGGACAACTTAACGATAGTGTTGGATTATTAACAGGTGGAATGCATCACTTTGTTCAACTTGATCCGTCTACTATTCAATTAAATATTCAAAATATATCAACATCTGAAAAAACATTTTATTATAAAATAGTATTAATGAAAATAGCATAAGAGGTGTAATATGAAAACACTTGAATTATATATACTTTCAAATGAAGATTTATCTATCAAGTCAGTATGTCAACCTTGCTCATATAATATCAATTTAGATGAAGAAACTAATGGAAAGAGTACTTTTATATTGCCTGCTCTAAACTTTGCTAAAAAAGGGTATTATGCAGTTTTAAATGGGCTATATCAACAATTTATATTTAAAATTGATGATGTATTTGCTAATAAAAATGAAAAAACAACATCTGTTACAATGATAGATATTTCAAATATATTTGATAGAAAAGTTATTGCTAAAAATTTAGACACAATGACGTCAAGTTCTTTAGAAGATTTTATAGGAAATACTATATTAGAAAACTTCGTAAATTCAGATGATATTATATTAAATCTTAACTATATAGACCTTTATATACATTCGCATACGTTGGTTTCAGAACCTACTAACGAAGAAAATGGATTATATAACTTTCATACATTTTTAATAAATTGCAGACAAAACAAAAACATATATTGCGATTTTAAATTTGAGAATGGTCGAATGAGAATAGATATAAAAAATAAAGTTGAAAACATGGTATTAATTGATACTACTGTTAAAGAGGTAACAAATTACAATAAAATTTATGAAGTAGATCCAATTACAAAAGTTCAAGTTTATATAAGAGAAGATGGGACTGAATATAACCTTTATTTAAGAACTGATAGGACAACTACTACTGATAAAGACGATATTAATCGTGCTAAAGGAAGAACTGAAACAATAAGTGTGGAAACTTTAGATAAAGCAAACGAAGAGGCATTAAATATAATAAGAGGTAATACATATAAACATTTAGTAGAATTTCAAATATCTAAAAAGTCAAAATTAGTAGATGTAACACAATTAAAAATTGGAAGATTAACAAAAATAAAAACAGATGACGATGTTTACGACAGTTATATAAGTGCAATATCAATAAATGATAATGATAATTTTATTTCATACAAAAGTGGCAACTTAAGAATATCTTTATTAGATAAATTAAAACAAGAAAAAAAAGAAGGTATTGGAAATAAGCTTGATATAAGTGGTGGTATTTTAAAAGGACCATTGAATGTTTTAGGGGAAATTTCTAAAAATGGTGTCCCTATTGAAAGTGGAGCTTCTGGAGATACTGTTCCAATTGGTGCAGGTATGTGGTATCCATCTGATATAATACCTGATAATTGGTTACTTTGTAATGGTCAAGCTGTAAGTAGAACAACATATAATTTATTATTTTCAATTATTGGAACTACACATGGCGCTGGAGATGGAAGTACAACATTCAATTTACCTAATATTAAAGGCAGAACAATAGTAGGTAAAACTACAACAGCAGAAGATAGTGATTTTGACACTCTAGGTGAAATTAGAGGTAATAAAAATACAATTTTAACTCAAGACAATTTACCTGCAAGAACAATAGTCAGAGTAAACTTAAACACCGCAGTAGATAGTGCACAAAACGTAAGTATAGTAAATGGTTGGAGAAATGTTTGTTTGCAAGATGCATCTAATAACAGCCCAAGTAATAATTTTAAATATGAACAGCCTATTAACAATTTACAACCAAGTATAACTGAAAATTATATTATAAAAGCAAAATATAGCGAGGGAATCTTACCACAAACTGGTCTAGTATTAGATGGATTCGGAAATACCAGTGCAGTTAATGCCGGTTCTGCTAATAATGATAATTATCTATATACTAATAAAGCTGATAAAATAAACATGTCAAAATATATAATTCATAGGGGACCTATTTTTGGTATTGGTGGTGATGCAGCAAAAAGTTTTGATAAAAATAATTGGGTGGACTTGACAGGTGGCGACATATATAATCCAAGACTTTTTGGCGTAGCCCAAATACCTGTCCCAACAGGTTATACAAGATATGTTAGAGCGTATGCTGTTTATAGTGATAATGCTAATACTGGTACATATGGATTAATAGTTAAGACCATGAATAGTGGTCTAGACAGAAACTATTTTCGTTTTCCTGTTACTTGGGGAGATTCAAGTGCTAGAAGAGATGCTTATAGTGAAGCGTTTATACCAATTTCAAGTTTATTTAATGGTCATACACGTTTTTATGCAGCTGTTCCAGGAGAGGCTCAAACAGGTGCAATAGGTAAATTGTATTATTTAGAATTAGTGTACTATGATGTTCCCAATGGAATAGTACCAGTATAATGAAATAGACAGTCATCTAATAATAGATGGCTGTTTTTATATAAAAATTATAAAAAAGTAGGTGAGTAATATTGATTGATAATATGACATTAGGTGAACTTGTTAAAAATATTGGTACTTTGGCTGTAATAGGTGGAGTTATAATATATTTAGCCAAAATATATGCACAGATAAAACTTACACAAGAACAAATGAGTAATAATGATAAATTAACAAGGGCTAATTTAAAAGCAACAAAAGTAATGCTAGATCATTTTATAGAAGATAAAATTGGAAATGGCGAATTTAGAGACGCTAGAAAAGATATTGACGAAGCTTTAATAGAAAGGAGAGTGAGTTAAATGTGGAATTTATTTATTGGGTTAATAGCTGTAATGTTAGCAAATGTTTTTTTTGGAGCTTCACTTGCTAAATTAAAGCAAGAATTTAATAAAGAAAATTTATTAAATGGTCTATTTAAAATATTTACTATAGTTACAGGTACTGGATTAATATATTTATGCGGATATTTGAATCCAAATATTATGGTTGTAGAAATACAAGGTAATATAGTAAATTTAATAGAAGGGATAAGACTAATCGCAATAGCTGGAATCGTATTCTATGGTGCAAAAAGTTTATCAAAATTAATTGAAACTATAAAAATTAATACTGCAGTAAAAAGTGTTGAAAACACTGACAACTAAATATATCAACTTAATTTTTAAATAGCTTAAAACGGCGTATAATTCGTCGTTTTTTGTTATGTTATTTAAGAAAGGAAGTAACGTTTATGGAAAATGAGAAAATCGTAGAAATTGAGCAAAATGTAGATACGTTAGGATTTGAAACTGAAGAAGAAGGTGCTAATGATAATGAATAAAATAATTAATTTAACAAATATAAATTTTACTGTAGGAAACAACAGAAAAATTTTATTTATAGTTCTTCATTATGTAGGTCAAAAATCTACTGCAATAAATAACGGTATACATTTTAAAGATGTTGATCATCAAGCATCAGCACATTATTTTGTTGATGAAATTAATTGTGTACAAGTTGTTGAAGATAAAAATGTAAGTTGGCATTGTGGAACTACTGGAATATATAAACATGCTATTTGTAGAAATAGTAATTCTATAGGTATTGAAATGTGTTGTAATAGAGATGCTAATGGTAATTTATTTATAGAACAATTAACAATAGATAATACAATAGAACTTATAAAAGAATTAATGGTTAAATATAATATACCTGTTGAAAACATAGTAAGACATTACGATGTAACAGGAAAATTATGCCCTGCACCATATGTAAACGAACAAAATTGGGCTGAATTTAAAAGCAAATTAATTGACCAAAAAGTTGTACCTATCGAGCAAATAAAATCATTATTTCAAAGCTATCAAGTACAAGTTACTGCAACACCTAATTTAAGAAAAAGAGAACAACCTAATACTAATTCAAAAATATTAGGAAATTATCCTACTAATTCTATTGTAACAATCGTAGATAAGTATAATAACTGGGGTAAAGATTTAAATGGTACATGGATATGTCTAGATTATACAAGACCATATACAACTTTTATAGAACTTCAAAAAAGATGGTATGCAAGATATAAAACTAAAAATAAAATGAACGTTAGAACAAATCCAGATATAAATAGCAAAATTTTAAAAGTATATCCTATAGGTATTAATTTTGATATATACGAAGAAATTAATGGTTGGGGACATAGTCCTTCTGGCTGGATATATTTACCATATTGTATAAAATTGAGATAGAGGGTAATTAACCCTCTTTTTATATTCACAGCTGTATGTCAGCTCCCATCGTAATATATTAATCTAACCAAAATTTTGGAAGGAGTGATTTCTATGTCAAAAAGAAATGATCCGAATAGAAAAAGAGTAAAAGAACAGTTATTTAAAATCTATGGTTGTACTTGCTTTGTATGTCAAAAGAAATTCACTCGGCAAGAATTACAATTACATCATATTTCAAAATGGGAACACACTCATAAAACAACAATAGAGCAAAGTTCACTTGTATGCGAGCAGTGTCATCACCAAATTAATGAAGCAGAACGGAATAATACAAAAGAATATAACAGACTAAATAACAAGATAAGAGAATATAAGAAAGGTAGGAGATAATTCCCCTACCTTATTTTTTATTTTTCCAGGTATTCGTTAGATATTTCTTTTATTTTATTTGATTTTATAGTATTCCAGTCTATACTTTTTATATTGTCTGAATAAAATTTTATTTTAACTATATAATCGTCATTGTTATTAGAATTTTTATTAAATATTGTTTCTATATTTCCTATATTATCTAATCTAGACGGTTTTTTCATAAATTCTTTATAAAAATTCACAGTATAAGCATATATTGTAGACATATCCATTTCATTACCATTTAATTTTATATAATAATTTATTTTTGAATTTCCAGCATTATATTTTACAACTGAAATTAATTTATTATCTTTTACGCAATAATTTATATAATCTTCTGTACTCATATTATTAATATCTTCTTTCGTTATTTCATGACTTTTTTCTAATAATTCTGAAGTTTTTTCATCTTCTAAATTTTTATTATAAATTTCTAATTCTTGTAATGAATCAGATGTAGTGGATATTGAATTTATTATATAATTTATAGAAAATGTACTTATAACTATAACAAGGGCTATAGTAAAAACTAATATAAATTTTTCTTTTTTCATAAATTTCACTTCCTTTCTAATAATATATCATATATTTTTAATTTATATGTCGAAACTTGTCAAAAAATTTCATTTTTTTATAAATAAGATAGTTTTTAAATGTAATTTCAATTGTATTCTCAAGTGTTGTTTTAATTGCGTTGTTTAATGTAGTTTTAAGCTTGTTTTCAATTGTATTTTTATATGTATTTTCAATGTTATTTCAGTAAATACACTTTATATTCGATTTTCCTTGATATAATCATACTTATTTTGTCTTTTTTTATCCTAATATGCTATTTTTATTTATTTATTATTTTATTTATGTTATACTATGTTTGTGGGACAACCACGATTTTTAAGTTGGTGGGGTAAGATATGGGTTGTTTAGTTTTGATAAACAATTCAGGGAAAATATTGAAATGATTTTTATATTCGTTTGAGTTGTAAAATTTTTCATATTTTTTAATATCTGCCCCTTTATTTGATAATTCTACTTCTAAAAATGCTATGTGATGTCTATTATATTCATCTGTAAAAGTAAATAACATATCGGGTTGAACACTACCGCAAATTAGGCTCTACTTTAAAATTAGTCATTTTATATCGTTTATTCATATTAATATAAAAGTCTGTAACTGCTAGACTATGTTTTAACTGTTTAGGCTCTTTTATAAAATAAATATAGTCTCTATTAATATTATCTCTTAATCTTTTAATTTCTTTATATTCAATTAGTTTTTTTAATCTTCTTCTACAAGTATTGATAGATGGAAAAAATAATTCTTTTATTTGAGAAGTAGTTGCTACTTTAAATTTTTCTAAAAATTCTATTATTAAATAATCTCTTTCAAACATTGAATACCTCCAAAAGTGAGTAGTCTATATTTTCTACTTTTTCTTTTTTAACAGTTTTATCAATAAAGGTATTCTTAATTAATTCTTTTGCTTTGTCAACTTCAAGAAATGGTGTTTGTACTTCAACTATATTTGATCGTTTAAATAAACCGTGTCCTTTGCCTTTTAACTTCTCTAAACCAGTTTGACCGATGATTATACTGCTATTTATACTATTTAATGTTTTTAACCCTAATACGTTCGTTACGTTTGATTTTATAGCACCATTTAATATATTAGAATCTGGACGTTGAGTTGATAATATAAGATGTATACCACAAGCCCTTGCTTTTCTTCCTAATTCTTCTAGAATTTCAATACAATTTTTATTTGACTGTAGATCAGCAAATTCATCTATTATTAAAACTTGATAATCTAGTTTAGAATATTTACGATTATATTCTTTTATATCTTTAACATCTTTTTCAAAAAATAGATTATATCTTCTATCTACTTCAATTGATAAATCTTCTAATACAGATTCACATTCTTTTATTGTTCTACTAAAACTTGCAACTTTGCTTGATTTATGAAATACATTAAATTCTGCACCGCATTTTCAAATCGACTAGATGTAGTTTAACATTTGACTTTAATATTAGGTTAGTTATTATACTTCGTAAAGCAGTTGACTTGCCGAGATCCAGTCTCTCCAGCTATTAACATATGAGGCTCTCCTCTACTTAAATCGCAAGTAACTTCTTCACCTTTTCTGTTATATCCGTATTAAAATAGGCACATCTCCTTTAATGTCTAATAGATAATATTCATAATAGTGTTTCATTTCTTCTTCAAAGACTTCAATATACAATTCTTTATATGTATATTTAATTTCTACACTCTTTCCTAGATATTCTTCAATAGCAAGTTGTTTACTTTTAAAATCTTCACTCGATAAACCAGTTGGCAAAGTAAATGTGTAAACTGTGGAATAGTCAGTATGTTTTTTCATTTTAAATATAGGATATTCTTCATTTACACCTAATTTTAAATTCATAAACAATTTATTGAACTTTGTAGCACCTATAATACATTTATAAGCACCGTAGCAACCACCACCAGTTAAACATATGCCTGCGATTGCAAAAGGTGGATATAAGGCAGTTAGACACATACCACCGTATAATTGAATAGGTACTAGCCTCAAATAAGTTATTTTGTTTCATTTTTATCATCTCCTTTAAAATGTTGAATCAATAAATCTTTAATAAATATAGATGGGCTACTAAATTTCATTAGTTTATCATATAACCATCTTTCTTTTGTTTTAAACGTTATATTAATTTGAGTTCTCATGTTACCACCTCTAATACACTATATGTAGTAATTACTAGAATAGTACATAAATTTCTATTAATTTATATAAGAATAACTATGATTTTATATTTTATAGAAAAATTGGAATATATTACATTTGAATATTTTTAATATAGGACATATAATTAATCTGGTGATAAAATGCTAGTATTTACAATTAAGATAATAAGACAAGAGAAAAGAATAAGTTTATTAAAAATTCATAAAGAAACACATATTTCTAGATCATATTTATATAAATTAGACAATAATCTTATAGATAACACTAATATATATGCTTTATATAAAATTGCTAAAGTTTTAAATGTAAATGTAAAAGAATTATTGTACTCTGGAGAGGATATATATTATCTAAAAAAGAGTCTATATTATCATATTAGTAAATATGGATATACACACCCTAAAACGTTGAAAATTAGTAAAATAATCGACTTAATTATTACTAAATTAATTAAACAGGGAACTGATTCGACAAATGTTTAATTATTAAGTTTGTCGTACGATTTATTATTTCAAGGGTTGATTTTTAACTGATATGGATATATAATATAAAATATAAAATTTAATTTTAGGGGGAATATATATGGAAGCTTATGCAATTTCAAAAATATTTGAAAATATAAAATTCTTTACAAATAAAGAACTAGATGTAATTAATAAAAATAGAGTATTGACTACAAAACTATGCGTGATATATATGTCTAGTAAAGAAAATAAAAACAGATGAATCTATATTTGAAGTTTCCCGATTATTTCCCGACTGAGTTAAAAATAATTGAGAATAACAATAAAGTACAAATAGTACAAAATGTTGGTTTTAATAGACTTGCAAAGAACTGTGAAGATATACAAAGGGGTTAAATAGAAGTTGTTGGTCGGACGTTCGATTCGTCTCAGGAGCACCAAAACGT